TTCCTGATGTACCAGAAGTACCACTTGTTCCACTTGTGCCGTCTGAACCATTTGAACCACTAGTTCCTGATGTACCAGAAGTACCATTTGAACCATTTGTTCCGGAAGTTCCATCAGAACCATTTGACCCACTAGTTCCAGATGTACCGCTTGTTCCAGAAGTACCATCTGAACCATTAGTTCCTGAGGTACCACTTGTTCCACTTGTGCCGTCTGAACCATTAGTTCCACTTGTACCGCTTGTTCCGCTTGTACCGTCTGAGCCATTAGAACCTGATGTACCGCTAGTTCCATCTGAACCGGAAGTACCAGTAGAACCATCTTGACCTGAAGTACCGCTAGTACCACTAGTGCCTGAAGTTCCAGCAGAACCTGAGGTTCCTGAAGAACTTGTAGAACTACCTGGTCCAACCCATTGTCCTTGGTCGTTTATTACTTGACCATAAGCGGCAATATCAAAAGATTTTGCAATAAAAGTATCAGCGGTTATGTTAACCTCATTTGTACTTACTTCGATTGGAATTTCTACTCCCAATCCATCAGTTAATTTTTGTGGAGTTCCTGAGACTCCGCTCGTTCCTGAGCTACCAATACCTACAAGGGAAGGATAAGTTTGGTATATTGTTTTTCCGGTTAAATTGGCCATTCTGGTTCTTTAATTTTATATACAGTTATTCCAAACAAGTGTACTTAGGTTCCATACGTCTGGAAAGGTAGACCATACTGCACATTCATTTGGTTTTCGGGTTAAGTAGACAACGCTTTTGCTACTTTCATTATCACTAATATAGGTTACATCGGGTACCTCTTGAAATCCATTCTCAAGAAACATTTGGCCTCTGTTAATTAGCACTCCTGGTTCAGGATCTAATGAAGGAGCATTAACTGCCCATAATTCATAGTCCCAATTACCACTAGGACTAAGTGCAACAATACCATTTATTGGATCTTGTGCATTGGTAACAGTTAAGGTAATTTCAAATTCAGTATATCGAGGATTTTGCTTTACAATATTAGGAACTACCGCAATAGGTTCTCTAGCAAAACCATTCTTAAAAATGAATAAGAAGTTATTAGTATTCCAAGGGTTATTCTCTACAGCAAGTGTATTAATGTAGACAATAATTGAGTTTTGGCTGAGATTGTTTAAATTAATCAAGAGACTTCCACTATTTTAGTATTAGATATAAAAAACTTCATAGTTGACACTCACTAAACAAAAAAAGGGCCCTGCACAAGCAGAGACCCTCTTTGATTCCTAAGGTATAGGATTAAGTAGTTACGATAGTAATACCGCCAGAAATACAACTCGCTAGATCATCAGCTAATGGAACCATCGGTGATGGTTCCTGCCCTTGAAGAGTGATAGTGTATCCGTTAAGATCGCCTACAGCAGTTCCAGTAGCACCAGAACCAGCAGACATTACACAACCTCTTTCAATACCCATTAACCAGTTTACGTTATTGTTATCAACAAAGACAACACGTAGATCGCGGTTTTGAGCAAGAAGTAGAATTTGATTGCGTTTAGCAGCATCCAATTTTTGGAATACAGCAGTCAATTCTGGTTGGTAGAATACAGTACCGTTAACGTTAGAAACGTTAATAGACTCTGTAGTTGATGCAGTATCTTTTGGAAGATAGAATTGATAGAAAGTACCAGTTCCAGAAAGAACTGATATTTCTCCAGCAATTTCAGTTACGGTAACACCGTTCCAATCTCCAGCAAATACATACATCTCTTTCACACCACCGATTGAGTTCATACAATCTAGAGCAATGATATCATTTATTAAACAAGACATGTGTTTTAAGATTTTTTTAGTTTTGATAGAGGGGAGTCGTTAAACTCCCCTTTCTCGGTTTTTATTAAAGTGTTGAAACGAATTGAGAAGCGTAAGCAGCAGTTCCTAAACGGAATTTAGCCATAAAGTTTACGATATCTTGTGAAGGATCGTAGTAGAACTTAAACTTATCTTGATCGTCTAACAAACCTGTTCCAAAGAACATGTATTTCTTAGGCCCTAAGCAGATGTAGTCGTTATCGTTGATACCACCAGCAGCATAGATAGTTACGTTAGTACCAGGATAAATGAATGCAGAAGGACCAGTAACACCAGCCGCATTAGTGATGTTAGGGTATTGAGCGATGATCGCATTACCTTTAGCTTGTAAAGCTTGAACAACGATAGCGTAGTTAGAATATGACATAGACATAACTAGATCGTCTTCTTGCTTAAGAGCATTTGACAATTTGCTGATGATTCCCCAGATAGTAGCATCTGCAGTAGCAACTGTTAAAGGAACAGTGATAGCTGGAGTAGAACCAGAGTTACCAGAGAAAGTAGCACCATTAGCAACTGTGATTTGATCCATAAGACCGTCTAGTGTAGCACCATCACCTTGCCAGATTGTGTTCTCAATGTATTGAGCAATATTGTTTACTTTGTTATCAGCGATCAATTTCTCGAAAGGAACTGATTCTAGATAAGCAGATGGAGAAAGTTGGCTTGATAACCAGTAGTTACGAAGATCTTCTGGGCAAAGTTGCTCTTTCAACATTTTTGATTGTACTACTAACGGGATTTGAGAGAAGTTAGTAGAGTTTGTTCCAGTTTGACCTGAACCAAATCCACAAGTTGAATCTTTGATATCAACTGTAGAGTTCAATACGTTGATTGCAGTTGTTCCAGCAGTTAAGCCAGCACGAAGAGTCAACATTTGAACTGAGTAGCTCTTCAATAGAGCAGCACTGATTAGGTCTGTAGACAACTGATCAGTATAAGTACTTAGGGCAGATAAATTAAATGACATGATTTAAAATAATTTTTTTTTAGTTTGATTTTTATTTTACGAATTCTGATCGTAATGTTTTAAGTGCAGCAACTCTTGCCTCGATTGTGTCGATAGCTCCGGTTACTTCGGGTGATTTAGAAATCTTTACTGCAGCAGGTGCTTTAGCAAATTTCTCCATTTTGGTTTTCATAGCTCCCATTTCTTCTTTAACCTTAGAAATTTCAGTAGCACATTCTTCGATAGCAGCGAACAACATGGCCATTTTTTCTTCGATCTTAGCAGCAATTTCGTCTTTGATTGGAGTTTCTGTTTCTTTTGTTACTTCAACTTCAGTTTCAACAGCAGCAGCTACTGGAATAGTAGCAGTTTCTTCTGTTTCAGTTTCTACTTCAGGAGCAGAAATTTCAGAAATAATACCATTAGCATCAACTTCGATTACATTTCCGTTTTCTAACGTATGGTAACCTTCAGGTGCTGGTGTTTTACTTCCGTCTTCAGCAACAATCATTACAGGGAATCCAACTTCTAATTTCTCAACTTCAACAATAGTTCCGTCTTTTAGTGTTGCCGTTTCAAACTTGATTGGCATATTCAAGACTTCTCTAATCTGGTTAAGCTTTAACTTGTAGTTACTCATTCCTTTTAGATTTTTTTACAGAGCTTTTTTATGCTCTTAACCTTAAATACAAATAGAGTGACTATTGACATTTTCCAAGCCAATATTTTAAGGGTAGTGGTATATTAATTATATGAAAACACAACTCAATCCGATTGTTGAAGAAGTCAAGGACAAATTCAATACGGTTCAGATGATGACCGAAATGTTTATTACAAACGAAGAATCAGTAAGTAGAGGTCTCCTAGTAAGCGGTAATGCTGGTATGGGAAAAACCTTCTTTGTTCAAAAAGCCTTTAAGGATATTAATGCAGAGGATCGCGTTCAATATATTAAAGGTAGTTCAATTACTTCTGCTGCTCTATATTGTATTCTATATGCAAATAGAGAACCTGGCAATGTCTTAGTATTAGATGACGTTGATCTTATCCATAAAAGTAAAGGTGAAGTATCTACTATTTTAGATCTATTTAAAGGAGCAACTGAACCAACTAAAGGTTCTAGAATGATAGGTTGGCAAAGAGCTTCAGCCAATCAACTAATGAAAGAAAATGAAGTCCCAATGGAATTTGATTTTCAAGGAGCTATCATTTGGATTACTAACGATACTATCCAAGATATTGCAGATAAAGCCAAAGGACACTGGAATGCAATTAGTTCTAGATTTACTCAGATTCCAGTATGGTTAAACGACCAAGAGAAACTAATGTACACTTTGCATCTAGTTGAAGAATTAGATATGCTTGGAGAATCGTGTTCAGTTAAAGAAGGTGGATTTCCAAAAGACGTAATTGAAGATACTATTAAATATGTTCGTAAGAACTATAAAGTAATAACTGATATTTCTCCTAGAGTCTGTACAAAAATTGCAGATATACGTATGACCTTTCCTACTCGTTGGGAAATGTATTGTGACAATCAATTTATCTCTAATTAACCATTATGGAAAAACAATTTGGTAAACCATTAACTCTAAAAGGTTTAGAGAATGGAGACTTAGCAGACTCTAAATATTCAATAACTAGATTAGCACAAATAGAAAGTGGAAAAATCTCTGGTAAAAAAAATATAGAATCTGGACATTTACACTCTCTTAGAACAAAGGACCATCAACGTAAAGCTGGTAAAGCCGGCGGTATTGCTGGAATTGATCAATTTAATTCATTAAAAACTAAACAACACCAAAGTCAAGCTGGTAAAATTGGTGGTAAGACCGGCGGAAAGATTGTTGGTAATAAATTTCATATATGCCCATATTGCAATAAAGAAGGTAAAGGTCCTACTATGTTTAGATTTCATTTTAATAATTGTAAACTTAACCCTTTAAAATCTTCTTAATCGTAGTATACTTACGTTGAGCTTCAATCTCTTCCATATCTGAAAAAAGTCCTTCAACTGAAAAGCCTTTAAGTTCGCCAGCTTTTACTCTTCTACGAACCTCAGGATCTTCGATCTGCATCTTTACCATCCAAGTTCCTTTAACGAAATTAAAACCATAAACTGTATTTGCTTTATCTGTTGCTGGATCTTCAATTAACCAAGTCTCAAACACATAAGTACCGGCATCTTTGGTTTCAATATGATCTTGATTAACATCATTGGTGCGGGCTTCCTTCATGTACTTCTTTGCAATTTCTGCAATAGTCTCTGCTGAAAAGGTAACACTATAAGGTTGACCATTATCGTCTAGTCTTGGAATCTCCATGTCTGGTATCATGCAAGGACCTACTAGTATTCCTTTCTCTTCATCTTCAAATTTAAGTATACGTGAGAACTCAGAACGACCTGCCAAACCTGGTAAAGAGTTTTGTGGAGTTTTTACATAGCCTCTACCAGTTAAGGTTCTAGGAGCAGTAGCCGCCATTCTCTCTTCATATGAAGAGTCTATATCAACTGGTAAAACTTTAAGTCGAGAACCCTCTCTTTTAACGCTATACTTTCTCCAAAAATGTTGACAATTACTTCCGCCTTTATACATAAAGATTGAGTAATTTGAATTTCCACCTGGACCAAACTCAGTATTTAGGTTATTCAATAAGGTAACTTCTTCTCTAGAATAATAACGATTAAGCGACATCATAGTACGACAAAATCCTCTTGATCCTGAAGTAGAGACTCTTGAACTTGCAAACTTCCAAACAAACTCTTCTGGATCAGCTGAGGTTTGTTGTCTAGCTGGAGTATATTCTGAATCTTTAATTGCTCTAGCATCAGCAAACTTATGGGCATCGACTACTTCAACTTGATCTTCGGTGAATCCTAGTTCTGACCCTAATTTTTCTAATGCGATTAGGAATTCATCTGAGAATTTCCAACTCCAATCAGGTTGAGGAGTTTCTACCTCGTCCTTTCTAGGAACCTCGTCCACATACGGTGGTAGAGTTGAAGTATCTATTGAAAATTTCTCTCCAATTGACCCAAGCTCATCAATCACATCCTGATTATTATCGATATGTTTTTGTATTCCTAATTCTTTTACTTTAGCAACTTTGGCTCCATTAGAACCAGTTGCAAATACCTTTGAAGGATCTATGCCTAATTTGTCAGTAACTTCTAAAATACCAGATTTATCTGATCTTGCAGAGATTACGTAAACCTCATTGCCAGCATCTATTTTGGCCTGAGCCATTGCTTGACCACTTGCAGTAGAAAGGGTATCATCAAAATCAAATGAAACTTTGGTTTCTGCCAATTCTTCTTTTTTGAAATAGAGAAAGTCTGCCTCAATTGCAGGATCTTCTACTAGCGATATTTTGCTTACACCAGATTCTGCTACCTCAGGTAGAATTCCTAGTTCGATTAATTTATTTTTCTTTTCCATTTGTATTTGTTATTTAAAGTCTTGCTATTTGTTTTATACGAAAGTCTGCCTCTTGTTGACTAGTCATATCTGATGCAACTACATAGGTTTTAATTACTGGGGTATTTATGTTTCCACTACCATTTACCATTCCTCCATCAGCAAAAGATTTACCTCCACCGGCTTCATTAATTAGGGATAGTAATCCACCAAACATTGCAGTACTATTTGCATTTATTACTGATTCACCATTTGAAAGTCTAGCAGGAATTGAGTCTGATGAATTTGTACCAGTACCACTTACATAACCTCCACCAGCAAACATACTTGGAGCAGGTGGTGGTGTACTTCCGCCTCCTCCGCCTCCACCTGGAGGAGTTCCTCCGACATATTGAGTAGCTTTAATCTTTTCAACATTCGCATAACCTGCAACCAAGGCAGCAGCTGCAGCAATAGCACCAAGTACTGGTCCTACTACTGGAATTGCGGCTAATGAAGTAAATGCACCGATTGAACCTTGGATTGCTGCAATAATAGCTTGAGCAATTTGGACCTTCTTATTTTTTTCAAAATATTCTTTCTTAATCTTTTCTTGTTTCTCAAAGTTATCTCCAACTGCAGCAAGTTCTTTTGCCATTTGAGCATCGTTAACTGCACTAATTGCTCCAGCAACATCACTTGCTGCACTTAAGGTACCCGCAATACCTTGCTTAATTGCCTCATTCTTTTCTTTATTAAGGGCAAGAATCTTATCATTAGTATCCTTTTCTAGTTTAACCTTTTCTTCTGCACTAAGGACTTCACTGGCTTGTATTTCAGCAATACTTGCATCTAGTGCGGCTTTACGATCTGAAAAACTTAATTTAGTATTTGCCGCAATTTTTGATAATGAATCAAGTTGAGCAGTTTCAAGCTTTAGTAAATTATCTTTTTGTTTTGCTACAATAGCATCATCTGCTAAAATTATAGCATTATCTAATTCTTGTTTACGAGCAAGGTATTCCTTATCTGCTTCAACTCTAGCAGTGGTTCCTTCAGCATAGGTTTTACGTTTTTCTTCTAGTCTAAGTAGTTCAGAAGCTCTTTCCTCTTCCGCAGTTTTCTTAATTGCTTCAAGTTTAGTAAGTTCATCAAGAATACGTTCATCATTAAATTTCTTTTGGGCTAAAGCTCGCTCAGCATCTCCATCAATATTGGCTTGAGTCATTGCTGCCTCTTCCTTGCCTAGATTAATTGCATTCTGCTTTTGTTCTGAACGTTTACCTTCAATATCAGCAAGCACTTGGTCCTTAGCGGCTAAGGCATTGGTTAGTGCTGCTTGATTTTCAATATTTTTATTTTGTTTAAGAGTTTGAGCAGCGGCAGCCACTTGAGCATTTGCTGCAGCTAACATCGCCTTTTCTTGTTTGTCTAAAACTTCAGCTAGATCATTATTGGCTTTGATACGATCTTTTATATTCTTGGTATCGTCATCTCTTAACTGTCTTAACTTTTCTGCTTGGGTTTCGTATTGTGCAGCAAGTCTAGCAGCAGCGGCCTCAGCTAATTTAGCATTATTGGCAGCAGAAATCTGTGCTTTACTTTGTTCGTAACTTGCCTTAATATCAATTTTAGAAACTCCTTCAATTGTACCTTCAACTACTGCTCCGATTTCACCTACCGCTTTGCCAAAGTTTGTGACTACTGTTTTACCAGCATCAATTGCATCGGTGCCAACCTTTTTTAAGGACTCACCAGTCTTAGCAATTCTTTCGTTTAGCGCCTTGATTACTTTAGGATCTCCATCGCCAAAGAAAGACTCTTCCCAAGCAAGTTTAGCACCATCGATTGCTAATGATATTGCATAGAACGAGGCTTTTAATGGAGTAAGGGCAATAGTTATTAGACCACCAATTACTTTAGTAAGTCCTTCAAAACCATTACTGGATTTACTAACCTTTTCAATTACTTTTGAAATAACTTCAACTACTTGACTTACAACACTAGTAATTGTGCCCATAACAGCAGCAAATCCATCTGCTACTTTTTGATTGGCCATAAAGGCCTCTTTTAAAGTATTAAAAGCAGCTAAGAGTAAACCAATACCTGCTGCTTTAATGGCAAGACCGACTCCTTTAAATCCATTAGCTAATGACTGGGTAGCCTTTTCGCTATTTTTAACGGATTTACCAATGTCATCTATCTTAGCATTCAGTTTGTCAATATCACTTGTATTGACATTGGCGTTTATGTTAACATCTATATCTTTCTTACTAGCCATCGATTATTGGGTATTTTGATTAAGGTCAATATTGGCCTTAAAAGATTGTATTAACTGATCAGCCAGTCCATTAGTTAGAACTGGTGAGTTTTGATCTATTAACTCAAGCATCATTGAATTAGCCTTTGTTAAGTGTTCCTGTAATTCTAGAAGTAATTCTTCTTCGGTTTTAATTGATTCCATTTGTATTAGATATCTGTTTTTTAAAAATTGAACTATCCGCAGAGTGGGCCTTGCGTAATAGTTGCACTTCCACTTATTACTGTAACCGTTCCATCAACTGCGCAGACTTGGTATTCTCCACCTGCGTCTATTGTAATTGATTTGGTTAAACCAGTTGTACACTCTTCATATTCAATTGTTGCATCTGGGCCAGCATCAACTACTAGATTCCATACATAACATGGTGGAGTAACACAGGTACCAATTGGAACAATAGTAAGGTTACCTTCAACAACTCCAGCACTACCTTCGCACATACAAATATTATAGGTGCTACCTGGTATAATTTCTTGGAATTGAAGAGTTCCATCAGTACAGTCAGTATAGGAAATATAACCTGGATATTTGGTAAAGGTTTCAACTTGGTATTCTACACAATTACAAATCCAAGTCTCTAGGCATGATTCGCAATTATCATGAATTACATCAAGTGGATAAGGAGAAGTTGCGGTATCGCCTGTAACCGACCAACACTGACCTGGGAATAGAGCTGAACTTACAACTTGACCAACTGCAACTGGTACAGTAGAAGAGAAGTATTGTATTAATTCAGGTACTCTACAGTTGGCTGTTTGATAATAGTAGATAGCTGTACAAGCTGCACAACTTTCAGTTCCAATAATAGCACCACTTGCATCGGTCTCATAAAGTTGAGAAGAGTCATCTGGGTTTCTCCAGTAACCTTCACCAACTGGTGTCTCAGTAGAACTACTTGAATAAATGGTAGTCGCAGTTGACCAATCATCAGTGTCTAACCAAATTGTAGTTAAGGTATTACCAATAGTACAAATATCGCAAATAACATCGTCTAGATTTCCATAATATGCGTTTCTTTCAAATAGTGGAGTAGTTGGAGCACATTCGCATGTACTACATACACCAATTGACCAAACTTCTCCACCTTCAATTTGAACTGCAAAACCTGGATTGTCTGGATCAGTATACCAACCGTTATTTGGTGTAGTTGTGCCAATTGAATTTGTATAAACATTAAAACTGGAGTCTAGAGTTGCACCATCTCCCCAAAGATTTATAATTCCATCAGCGCAACAACAAGATCCACAAAGAGTAGAGGATCCACAGCAATTAGGAAATGAGGTTAGGGTTGGTCCAACACAAGGTTCACATTCAGCTCCATCAAAGAATTCGGTAATATAACCACCATTACCAACTTCAAAAACAGTACCGCCAGCTGAGGCATAGAAACCAGGATTAGCTGGATTGGTTTTAAATTCATCTTGCCATACAATCGTAGATGAAGCAAGTACAACATTATTGGTATAGTAAAGACCAGTTAGGCCAGTTTGTGCACAACAATATGCAGTACAAAAACTAACATCAAATATAGTTGGAATAGTATAACACAGACCATGAGGATAACCTTGACCACCGATTGGCGGAATAGTTAAGCCAATACCATTACCTACTTTAATTAGTTCAACTTTACATGGAGTAGTTTGACCTGCAATATAGTCGGTTATTTTGTTTATAAGGTACCACGCGTCTTTAATAAAATAGTAGTTATTAAATTTTACCGTCAACATTTGAACATAATCTAATACAAGAGTTAATTCAACCTTGCGAGAATAGGGATCAAAGTTAGTGTCATACCAAGTTTTCCAATACACATTAAAGGTATCATAGTTAGTACGAGCTGGAGGATTAAGAGCCTCTTCTACATTATAGAGAGGCGGAATATTTTGCCATGATAAGTCAAATGAAGCTGTATCTACTGGCCAATAACTGTATTCGCTCATTAACGGATAAACAGTTTGTGCTGCTGGTGGATATGGACCCAGTCCACCGCCACTATCGTCTTCTAAATACCAAGTTAATGGTGCACTTATTTTACCATTATAAAACACAAGTCTTAATTTAGGTTGAATAGGATTATTCTGAACTGCAGTAAAGTCTGCCTTAGAGATCCATGGAATCAAGAATTTTGCTGCAAGACCTGGGTTTCCAACTGCACCAGCTACTGCTCCTCCGATTGGAAAGATTGGAGTTGGCGCAAATTGGTCTTTAACTGTTGTAGCACCAACTAAGAGTTCATTATCTGAATCCAGATTAAGTTGACCATAGGTTTGTTTATATGATAATTGATAAGTATAGTTAGGAAAATCGGCGTCTTCTTGGTCTGCATAAATTTGAAATCTATTTTGACCATAAAATAATGGAGTTGACTTTATATCTTTTGAAGAATCTATTAGATAATTCCAATCATAAGTACTTCCTTCAAGAATCCAGTCTTTCCAAGGGGTTATTGTAAAATGCTTTCGGTTATCGGCACTAGGTACAAATACCAACTTAAATCTGTTTATAATAGAGCGCATGAAATCAATCTTACGAATATTATCTGGCATAACTGAGTTTAGCGTAACTAATTCTGGACCTGAAGTTTGAAATAGTTGAAGATCAGTAATTGTAATTCCGGCACCTGTAGTAGCTGGAGAAACTGGAGAAGGTTCAATTGTAAAAATGACTTTATCTCCAGCAGTAAGAGCAACCGTAAAGGCAACTGATTTGGCTAATGGTGCGAGATTACTAGCACTCCTTACTTGCTGTGCAATAACTGCATTCGTAACTGCATTTCTTAATGAGACAGTATAGACCATAATCTTTGGGGTAAAAATATTACCTGGAAATACCCTATCAAAATAGGTTGCAATAAAGATATAACTGGTTCCGCTAGTTGCTTGTGCAGTATAGGTAGAAGTTCCACCATTCCAAACTCCATTAGGATCAGAGATTTCAAATGGAGCGGTTAGTTGTGCTCCAGCGGTTGGTATTACCTGATTAAAACTTTGTGGTGCAGTATTACTAGCATTAAAAGTTAAGTCAACATTTAATTGTGGTCTTGCTGCTTTTTCTGATATAATATATAGTTTCTTAAAGAAGTCAGACTCAATAAAAACAGAGTCATAGGTATACTCAGTCTCAGCAAATATTTTATCCCATAGGGCCTTTGCTCTAATACTAGGTTTCATTTGTGATTGACTTAATGGATGACCCATATCGGTAAAACCTGAAAGACCCCCAGTAGTTCCTGTGTAAAGAGCAGTTGTGTTTTGTACAGGTAAACCGCCTGAATAGGTATAACCCCAATTACATAAAGGATAAACTACATCTCCATTAAATAGGCCATTAGCAACTCCAGCTGTGTTGGTATTCCAACTGTTAACTATATTAAGGTAAGTTTGATCATGATTGTATTCAGTTAGGTTAACATCAGATAAGAAACCTCCACCGATTTGACCTCCAAAATCAGAAGTCTCGCCCATAAAAACAACCTCATATTGTACATCGCCATCTTTATCGTTTTGATAGGTAGACATAAGTCGAATATTTCCACTAGTATAGAAACTACCTGAATCATTAAGATAGGCGCTAACTTTCTTGCTTGCATTAAAGGACACTGAGTTCACATTAAATACTGCCTTAAAGAAAGCATTATTAGGTTGAGTATTAGGAACCCTAAATGTGCGAGAAAAGATCGAGTTAGTCGCTAATGGATCTATGATATCAGAAACCGCAAGATTTAACTTAATTGGTTCCTCTGGAAAAAGATCTATTCTGGTATACTCAGTATCTCCGTCTTTCTTTGCCCATAGTTGGATGTTTGCGATATTTGCTGCTGGCATATTAGGTATTTTGTAGTTTTTGTGGAACGGTTAAGGCAATTGTAAATTCTCCTTGAACTAATTTAGTTTGTCTTACATTCTTAACTTTATAAGAACTTTCGGTAATTGTAACAGGATAAGGAGTATAGTCAGAAAAATCATTTCCATTTTTATGAATGTAGGCAAATACTTGTGGACTCTTTTGTAGTCCTTGTAGCAAGTCAGCCTGTTCTTGGTTTAACCAGTCAGTTTGGATACTCCAACTTGTATTGGCCATCTTATTGTAGACTTTGGTTCCACCTTGTAACATTAGGTATTGACTAGGATCAAGGACTCCTACTGGAACTGGTGTTGTACTACCCCAATTGATTTGCTCTTGACTATAGGTGTCATTGGTTGTACTTACGTCTTTTTCTAAGAAGCTTGTAAAATTCATGTAGTCTCTGCCACCTAAATCGTTAAGCCAACTTAGTCTGACTCTAGGATAAAGCGGATTAGCACAGTTTTCTAAAATCTTAATCTTAACCTGTTTGGTTACCGGAATATTGGTATTACAGTCAAATGGATCGTTGTCTGGATTGTTATACCCTTGAATCTCTAGAGTATGACCAGGAACTGGAACATATGGCACAACTACTGGATTCCAATATTGCATTAACTCAGCTACTTGGTCTGGACCTGCGATTACATGGATAAGGTCAAACTCTGCAGCTAATTGCTTAGTTACAATATTTTGACTACAGGTTGTTCTTGGTCCACAACCTGACCCAGTGTATACAGGTAGGTAAAGTTCGTTCTCAACTGTACCGGCTTCATTACGAAAGGTAAAACGGAAAGCATAGATATTTTGCAAATTATCATTATCAGGATATGGCGTCCAGTTAATAAAACTTAAGACACTACGGTCAAACGCATACATCTCAGTTTGAAGACTTGAGCTAACCTCTGGTAAGTAGTTAAGTGGATAAGCAGTTTGTGAATAGACATAAACAGCATTACCCCAATCGTAATTCTTTTCGTCAACTGGATTCTTACCGTAAGCACCAGAGTAAGCAGTTTGATTACTCATACCCCATTGTTGTAGTTGATACTCAACTGAACTAGGCCATACGTGAACTGGTAGATTACCGGAGTAGGCAGCAGAATTAGAGTATAGACCATAAGCTGGCGAACCAGGTTCGTCTGTTACCCCATTGTAAACAAAGGTTTCTCCTTGTTCATTGGTATATTCTTCACCAGCTTTTATGTAAACATGTAAACTTAGAGTTCCATTACTTTGATAGGCATGGCCAACTGCTGGATTAATAGTTGTTTCGCCTTGTGTCCAAGGTCCATTAGGCGGACCCGCAGTTAGGTAACCTTGAATTAAGGTACCTATATCAATCATACCTGCGCCAACTGGATTAGGACGTTGTTTTAAGGTTACTTGACCTACACCATTTACATATATATCAAATACATATTTAAAATCTGTTTCGGTTATCTTATCGGAAAGTATACTCCAAACTATTGGGTTATAGGCTCCCTGTAGATATGCTGGACTATATAAAGTATTGGTTATCATTTTAGATTATATGAATTTTTTAATTGTTTGATCTTTAAGTTTTTGTTTGCGAGCTTTATCTTTACGATACGCCATATAGTTGAAACAAGTAATAATGGAAAGTTTACTAATTTTTTCAATATTAAGAATATCATCACCGGCAAGAAAGTACATAAGCTCACTCCATTGACGAGCCACTTTAATATCAAGCCTTTCGGTAATCGAATCTTCTTCTTGTTGTTGGTTGGCGATGGCTTCGTCAGACTCTCGACCAAAGAGTCCATCATATTTTCGGATGAGGTTTTGACTGTACGCAAAAAAAAACTAATTGAACCTAATACCTGTTTAATTGGCATCTTTTCTAGAAAGAGTTGCGAACGGTCCTCAAAGTCTTCTACTGAATACTCAGCAATCTTACGTGGATTTTCCTGTATTAAAGGTCTCCAAAGAACTGCCATCATCTTATGTAACTGATTAGACATTTGTGGATGGTTTCGTAAGGTGTCCATATCGGCCATTTCGCCAACTGTTAATTTTGTAATATCAAGTAGACCATACTTTACTCCATCTAATTCAATAATTGGGGTAAAACCTTCAGTCTTTGCGCTTAGTGGTCCATCCGTTACTTGCATCCATATTTTATGAAGGTCAGAGGCGCTTAACTTTCTTACTGACTCTTCTGGTGCTCCGCTAAGGGTTGCAATAACCTGAATTCGGTTATTTAGGACCTCGCTAATAATTAAGAGATCCTGAATCTTATAGTATTCCTTTATAGTTGGTTCAGCAATCTGATACTGAACTGGTCCGATTTTAAATTTTATCATGCTGTATTTCTTTGTGTTCTTGATTGTATTCTTGATGCTATTTGTTCTACTGAATCTCCAATAATTCCTTCAACTTTAGTTGCAAGATATTCCAGTAATTCGTCTCTATCTAAACTTAAAGAAGTCCAATATCTGGCAGAGATTCCCTTTGGAGACTTTGGCGGACTTGCTCTCCATGGTGGAAGATCAAATGGTGAAAGTCCATAAGACCCAGTGTCTGCACCAGCATAGGTTCCCAAGTCAACATAGACTCCATAGTAGATATAGTAGAAGGACAAGGAAAGATTACCGCGTTTACGGACTACCTTATGTCTAATTGAACCTCTGAGTTTACCAGTATCTACTGGAACTTGATGCTTCCAAATATTGGTAATCTCTATACCCATTGCATTTAGTGCATCGGTAACTTGTTCATCTATATCTTCTTGTAGTGTTGGCATTATGATATAAATGGGGCGTCGCAAAGATTTAACGGAGTAATGGCTTCTATTTGAAGTCTAGTCGTAAATCCTGCTACTGAATTTTGAAAACTTTCTATAAATGGGGTTGCGGTTGCTGGTAATTCCAAAGCATACCTAAACTCGGTCCAGTCAGTTAGTACAAACTTACTTAAAAGATCTCTAGTAATCTCTAGAGTTTCTGAATGTACAGTTGTGTCTAAACCTAAATTATCTTTGGCAAGATCCATTACAATCATATCAAATTCAAAGACTGTACTGCGACCATTCATTACTGCTTGTTGAGGAACAAAATGGACTGCTGGGTACTTATAGGAATTTTGGGTAACCTCATCGTCTGCATAAGGCATCTCGATTGAACTTACTGGTCCAATTCGGACTGTCTTAATCGCCATGTTACTTAGGCATAAGTCCTTTAGCATTTGGCATAAGACTCCGTATGTGGTTGCTACTGGTGGTGTTGACATAATTAGTGTATTTGTTTTAGATATTTAAAATCGCATATTTGAACTAGGGTCCGCTTCATTTATTTTAGTATTGTAGTTTTCAATTATTTATAAGCATAAGGACTACCACTTTTAGGTTTGATTGCTAGCCCTTCCTCATCAAACTTGACCTCTTTCTTAGAATAGAATCCATAAACGGAGTTACCGCCTTCTTGACTTAAGGCATATCGGATAGCATCCATACAATGGTTATGCTGGTCCTCTGGTCTTGTGCCTGTTTTATCCCAACTGTAGAGATTATATTCGTCTAATAGATTTTTTGAATTGGGATCTAGATGAACTTGGTGGCTTTTAATATTATCTAAACCTTTACGAATTGAGTCT